CCTCTCTCTCCTACACCCGCGCTTTAAGAAGCGTCTGGAAGCGTTCTTCGATGACCCCCGCATCCGTGGTCGTGTCTCCGTCTCCTCAGGCTGCCGGTCCTACGCAAAGCAGACGTACTTCTATAAGAAATACCTCTCTGGCAAGGGAAACTTGGCTGCCAATCCTGATCGCCGCTTTGGACCTATCGGCTTTGATGGACAGGGCATATGGCTAGGAAGTTGGCATCAACAGCAACTGGATGGTTGGTGCTACGCATGTGACTTCCACCGTATTAATAACGACCTACATACATGGGAGATCAACTCCATTGCCAAGGAGTACGGGATGCACCCTACCGTTGACGGGGAGTGGTGGCATCACCAGCCCCGCAAGTCAACGGAATGGTTTGAGGCCCCCGCTCTGAAGGCCCGAGTGATCAAAGAGGAGGTCAAGGAACCCCAGATCGACTGGCACGCTGTCCTTGAGTACATCGCTGGGCTGGCTGCCACGGTCAGTGACCGACCCCTACGAAGGGGTAGCAGGAACGAGGCGGTGCGTGTCCTACAGAGGAAACTGGGGGAACTGGGGTTAGATGCCGGGACACCCGACGGGATCTTTGGTAAAATGACTACTAGGGCAGTTAGACGGTACCAACGGTTGCACAACCTTACAGTAGACGGAATCGTAGGCCCAGCAACATGGGCTAGGTTGATGAGGGGTTAGGTTGAGTACTTCTATTGCTATACCATTCACGTTCTCTGGAGGGTCCCTCCAGACTACTGACGACCCACATACTATTGCTCGTCAAGAGATCCTTGATGTGATTATGACGAACAAGTATGAGCGTGTGATGCTTCCGTACTATGGAGCGGCCACCCGACGACTGCTGTTCCAGCATTTGGATTCTCTGCTGGTGGCTGACTATGAAGAGGAGACGTTGGACCTACTGAATCGAAACCTGTCCAACAGTAGGGCCATGTCTATCGTGGTGACTGACTCCTCCTCAGACGGGTCATGGAGTGGTCCCGGTGACCCTGAAGCAACGATGTACGTCAATGTTGAGTACCGGTTGAATAGCGACCCCACCACCCCGTCCTCTGTATCTATCTCTGTTGCTAACCCCTCCGCCATCAACAGCCTTTCTCAAGTCTAAGGAATAAACAATGCCCATTGACTACACCAGTAGAGACTTCGCTTCGGTTAAGTCTGATTTGATTGTTCGTGCTAGAGCCACTATCCCAGAGTGGACCTCAACGTCTTCGCCTGACTTCACCATGATGCTCATTGATCTCTGGTCCTACGTGGCAGATGTACAGAACTACTACATTGACCGTGCGTACACTGAGGCGTACTTGGACACGGCCACACAGGCGTCATCTGTTCGGGCCATCGCACGGCTGATGGGTTATCAGCCCAACTCTCGCACGTCTGCGACTGCTACCGTTACTGTGTCCAACTCATCAGGGACTATTGAAGCCTTCCCCAAGGGAACCATGTTCTTGGTTCCAGCAGCCGGGGCTAAAGCGGCAGTCTACTTCACTTCCACGTCCGATGTACCCAGTGGGGGTATACCAGCGGGTGGGTCTTCCGTCGTTCCAGTAGCAGAGGGCAGGTGGGTGTCTGAAACCTTTTCCAACTTCAATGGCGAGGCAGGGTGGGCCTTCCCACTATCTGAACTGAAGATAGTTCCAAACTCGTTGACGCTGACTGTGGGGACCACAGCGTACACGCATACCCAACGGATGCACGAGGTGGGGTCTACTGCCCCGGTGTTCACTTCCATCACCGACAGCACCGACACGACTCGGATCGTGCTAGGGAATGGCGTGAACGGCAAGGTGCCTGACGCTGGTAGTACCATTGAGGCCACCTACCGGGTGGGTCAAGGGTCCGTAGGCAATGTTGGTCTTAATGCAATCACAACTCTGATCGTTCCCAAGGTGTACCTGTCGATTACCTCCTCCACGGCGGCTTCAGGGGGCACGGACTCAGAATCCATACCGTCCATCAAGAACAACGCCCCCGCTCTCAGGCGGGTTCAGGACAGGGCGGTAACACTGGCTGACTACAAGACCCTGATGTTGGGGTTCACTGGGGTGAATAAGGCTGTTGCCTTGTCCACAGTGTCCTCTGGGGCAGTGACTGTTAACTACGTTGCTCTTCCGGCGTACCCCGACTACCAGAATCAGGCTCTCACCGTTAGTACTCTGTACTTGAATGCTACTGCCGGGTCTCCTAACTTTGGGGCTGCTGGGGACGACATTGACACCAACATGACTACCTTCTTGCAAGACAGGTCCATGATTGGAGTCACCGTTGCCCCCATCAGTACGACTATCAGTCTTACTGACGTATACGTAGCCTTCAACAGTGTCGTCGTTAAGGACGGGCACTACCAAGAGGTTGTGAAGTCAGGCATTGACACCGTCGTTAGGGCACTGTTCTCGTGGGAAAGCCTTGACTTCAATAAGCCTATTAGACTCAGCGCTATCCTCTCTGCTGCTCAAGGGGTTGAAGGTGTACAGAGTGTGTTCATCAGCAACCTAGGTGCTGCGTCCGGTGGGTCTTCCGTGGCCGACCACACACCCACTGCTACAACCTCCTCTGCCGTATCCCTACCCGTGCTCCGTACCATCACGTTCGCTGGGGTTAGCGGTGGTATTGCCTAATGGCTGACGAGGCCCTACGCCTTAGAGACACCTCTGGTGACCCCGGTCTACGGGCCACCAGTGGTGAAGGTGGGCTTCGTAATGTCCCCGGTGATGTAGCACAGTCTCTGGACACCACTTCCCGATTGAGCGCTCGGGTCATGGATTACGATTCGGAGACCAAAGAGTGGACGCTGGAGGTGCCGTGGAGGATCAAGTCATCCCCTACGGCTACCCCTCCCTCGTCCGGGGAACCACCGACCATTCTTGAAGCCCGCATCAGGTACTCATGGGTGGGGTACCCGGAGTACTGGACAGACGGGAATAACCTAGGGTCCTACACACCGTCATCTCTGATGGCTAACCCCCTCCCCCACCTCGGGGTTACCCCCACCGGACAACTTTCTAACTGGCTGTACTATAGTTTGTTGTACAAGTACACGGATTCGTCTGGGAATGTGTACACGGAGCGGGTAGCCACAGCATCTGTTCTGATTCCCACCCATCATAATCTTTCCGCTAGCATGATGAATCGGGTACCCTCGTACTATAAGTCTCTGGACACTACCGGTCACTTGGAGAAGTTCCTAGGTGTGTTTGGGTGGGAGGCTGACCAGAATCGAACGCTGATTGAGGAGATCATGCACCTCAAGGATGCCCAGCGGGTGCATTACGATTCCATTGACAAGTTGGGTAACACCCTTGGTAGCATCTTCACCTCCCAAGAGTTGCGCCCCCATCAGATCAGGGCACTACTAAGTGACTCCAAGGGTTACTACAGTCAACGAGGCAGGGCAGACACCCTCTTGAGGCTGCTTGGTCTGGTCACCGACTCAGACGTTAGTTACCGCCAGTTCAAGACCACAGGGTCCTCCACTTCGGCTCCGTATGACCGTATTAAGTTTGTCACGACCGCCCGTAGGATGAACTTAATCAAGGACCCAAGGTTCAATGGGGTACCGGGGGCCTCTGCAACGTGGAACTACCTGAAGGATGAATCTGCTGGGAGCATAGTGGTCACCGGGGATGATGCAGCCACTAACGGTGTTACCTTTACTACTGACGGTAGTGGTGCTGGCACCGTCTACGTCTTCCCCGGAGAGGCTGTTCAGATCAAGCGGAGCGTCCCGTACTACGTTGGGGTAAAGGTCTCCAATGTCGCTGGCGACCCCGGTATGACCAGCGCCACAGCGCAGGTTAGGCTCTACAGGGAGAAGCCCACACTGGTGGGCTCCCTACCGGATGAGTCCAAGTATTACACCAGCGACGCTAACTCAGGTAGCAACTACTACAAGACACTGTCGTTGAACCAACCGGAAAGCGCCCACACCACCTCAGAGATTGTGACACGGTCTGGGTTTGACCTTGGTTCAGGCGCTGCTGAGGCTAACGCAGTATACATAACTGGCAGCACCAACGGTGTGCTGTTCAGGGCTAGGCTGTACGCTAGTACTGACATAACCCTCTCAGACTACACTCTGAAACTAACTAGGGTTGATCTCAACCCGTCCAGTGCTAGCAGGTTCGACCGGTTCGACTTGGCTGTGAATGACGGGTCGTCAGATGTGCTGACCGCCAACAACCTAACCGTTAATACTTCTGGTCAGGTGATTGACGAAGATGACAGCAGCGTTGTCACCAAACTGACCAACACAACGGGTGGTGTTACCTACACATTGTTGGTGGATAACGTGTCCACTATTGCGTATGCCACCACGACGGAACTGCCATCGGATGACACCTCAACCTATCCGTTTATCAACACTGGCGTGGAGGATCTCTACCCAGTCATCGTGATTACATTGGCGAACACCAGTCACGTTTCGCTGGACAAGTGGATCTTCCAACCATTCTCAAATGAGGAATACTTCGATGGGTCTTCGCTGGATGGTCACTCATATGTTTCGGGGGGCAGCGTGGTCAGTGACCAATACTGGTCAGGCACCACCAACAACAGCGTCTCTCTGTACACCCCGTTTAGGTACAAGAACAAGGCTGCGATTCGCAAGATGATTACCAACAACATTCCGTTGACCATTTCGACCGAACTCACGTCATCCAACTACCACACCACCGCTGGGCACGGGCACTTGGTGACCTTCGATTCCAAGCCCGGAGACGAACGTGCGTTCGATCCCCACTCGTGGACGGCCAACGTGTATACTGAGGGGATAATCAGTTCGGTCAGCGGCTAGTCGGAGCAGTACATGGCGTACATCATCGGGGCATTGGCGGTTTGCAAGGCCGTCCAACTTATTGAGATCGCTCTCCCCCGTCCCGTCATGCCTTGGGTCAAGGTTGCTGCGGCAGTGGTCCTGTCCTACGGGGCAGCCCTACTCGCCGGGGCTGACACACTACCCCTCTCGGGCCTCGCCATTGCGACGCTCGCAGCGGGAGTTCACGGTGTGCTAAGGTTGCTCACTCTGACCGGCGATCTGGTGATGAGACGCACAATCAAGTAGGGAAGGTATCCAGTGGGAACGTATGTTATCGCAGGTAAGGGGGATGTTTCCCCAGAAGTTCTGGCGGCTGGTCTGGGGGACCTACCCCACCCCAGCATGTTCTTCGTGCCGTGGATCGGCAGCCAGAACACCCGACCCACGGATGGGTTGAGGAAGGTCTACGACTACCTCGTAGACGAGGGTTACGACTTCACCCTGCTTGCGAAGGACAAGGCAGCGGTCCACCCAGCCATTGCCGAGGCAGCAGACGCTGTCATGGAGAGTGGCAGTTCCTCCCCTGAACTCCACTTCGATGCCATCCCCCCCGACGCCACGGCTCTGATCCTCTGGTCGGAGGAAGATCCTGAACACAGCGAGGGGTTGGTGTGTGAGTACTTCGACCGAGGACACACGCTGCTGGACCTGACCAATGGGATGACCCCCATACAGGTTACAGATGTGGCTACTACCCCCCCAGCGCACGAGGCTGATAGCCCCACCCAGAAGGACGAAATCCCACCCATAACGGATGAGGATTTAGAGTCTATGCCAGACGGGGTTCGCAAGCAGTTGGAGCGCTCTTTGGGAGATAGCCCAGCCTCTGAGTTGCCCGAGGATGCTCAGACAGATGAGATGTCTGTCGAAGATGCTGAGGCTAGGATTCTACAGTTTGTACATAAGGACGAGGAGACGGACGAGTCTCAGTTTGCCACATTGGTGTGTGTTCTACCTACGGGTAGGTCCTTCACTACGTCGGTACCCCTTTTGAAAGTGTGGGGCTTACTACAGGCCACGGTGTGGGAAGAATAAGGCGAAGGACCGAAGGCTGTGGGAAGCGATCCTACATCCAGCCCTCGGCCCTTGCATAGCCTTGTTACACATGAGCACCACCAACGAGGTGGTACTTGTAAGTGTACCAGACGGGACGACTGGCGGTGAACACTTTTGGAAGGTACCCTACGTGGGTGCGCTCTCGCCTGCGGGGACAGTTTGCAGCAGTGGCAGCATTAGTAGAGTTGGTATGCCTGATGGACAACACGAAGAATACTGTGAGGATAGGGTACGAACGACTGGGACAGAGGATGGGGTGCTCTCGTAGTACCGCACAGAGGGCTATCAGGGTACTCCTTTCGGAAGGGGTGGTTACCTGTGTCAGTAGTCTGAATGTTGGAAACACATACACAGTACTGTTTGGAGGAGATACGGTGGATTGGGATGACTTCGCAACCTTGGGAGAAGACCCGGAGGCTAAGGAAGAGCCAGTGGTCAAGGGTCGTATTCCACGGTTAATCACCTTCTTCGCCAACGAGGTGGAGATGCACACCCCCATGTCCATACAGTCAACGATTAATGCGAAGGCGCTGGGCAAGAACTTTAAGGACATGCTGGACAAGCAGGGCGTGACAGAGTTCCAACTAAAGAAGATGATGACGTTGTTTGCTGTGGATTTTGAGCGTGGGGACCGTTCCGTGGAGGACGTGCCACCTTGGCAGATGTTCTTGGCTGACCGCCAGACCCTTCTCAAGCGTGTGAGGGAAGGGACAGAGGACATTGTGTACGTTGACGAGATGCCTCCGGCTGAGTGATGATGAACTTCGACCACTGGATGACATACGGGATCGAACAGGGGTTCTGTGGCCCACCGGTCTGTAGCACACACGACGGGATTCCCACCTCTGAGGAGGAGGATCTCGAATGGGAGGAGTACGACCCGTGCGTCCATGTGATCCGCCCGTACACCGATCCAGATCACAGGGCAGCCGTTGAGGAGAACCACCCGCCATCGAAATGGCGTGACACTTGGAGTGCCCGTGACTGAGTGGCACGGTCCTAGGTACTGGAGGAACCAGTCGAAAGACGAGAGGACTCGTCTGGCTGAGATTCCTTCCAGCATGGAGCACGCTCGTGTCCACAACTACTCTGGTGACGCTTCAGGGGTGATTTCGTGGTTGGAGGACTTCGACAAGCACAGGGAATCAGGGACGGGGCTACTGTTCTCAGGTAAGCACGGTTCTGGCAAGTCACATCTGGCGGTCGCTGCCCTCCGGGTTGCTATCAGGTCATACCGACAGACTGGTAGGTACATCACTGCCAACGATTACGTGCGGGCAATGGATGACGAGCGAAAGAACGATGGTGTACTGCCAGATGGGTACGAAGAGGGTAACTTGATCCCCTACATCCGCTCCGTGTATGACGTGGTGGTACTGGATGATGTGGACACTATTCGTCAGACGGGCTTTGCAAAGCGTGAAATCTCTGACCTGTTCACTAGCAGAACCAGCCGTAAGTTAGTCACCATCGTGGTGTGTCACGACACCATTGAAAACCTCAAGGATCATGTGACCCTCAAGTTCCATGCAGAAGTGCGGGCGGCGTGCATTCCCGTGACCCTGCACACCGAAGATTATAGAAGTGCTGCCAGTGGAACGTAACGACATACAGTCCGACGCTCCGATCAAGCAGGCGTGCCTGTTTGAGGGAGTGCTGGCTGGACCCCCCTCCAAGAACATCCAGAAGTTGAGAGCAGCCACGGCCAAGAGGCAACATGAGTGGCACAGGTACATTGGTATGTGGTCACCCTACGAACTGCCAATCAAGTCACTGGTGGACAGTGTCAACCGCCGGGGTGTAGGGGTAGAGGTATACACATGCTTGGCCTACGGGGTGGAAGACGCAATCGAACGCTGGTTGGCCCGCAAGGGTGTGTCAGTTCCGGTCTACCAGTTTGAGAATATCTATGATCTTCAGGCAGAGATGAAGTTCCACAGTCCCTCCATGAAGATTCATGTCGCCACGGAGGAGCAGGCAAAGTTGTTGGGTCTCAGGGCGAGGGTCGCCTCCCCCCACAAGGAGTGGGTCCTGTAGTGGCAAGTGCAGAGCAACTTCTGATCAGCAAGGTTCTATCAGACGGGAGTTTGGTGGATGTCATTGACTTGGGCGTCAAGTCCAAGCACTTCTCTCGCTCTTACGCATCCATTTGGAGTTGGTTGCTGGAGTTCTGGCACAACCATAACGAGATACCCACCGAGAGGGCTCTGCTGACGGAATACCCGTCGGTCACGCTGGGCAACGCTAGTGACGAGTCCCTGAGCCGACTGGTGAAGGAGGTTATCGACGGTTACCGTCGGGAGTCCGTCACGGAGACCCTCACTCTAGCCCTGCCCCTCTTGACAGAGGGCAAGGTCACTGATGCCATTGCCCTGCTGAACTCCGGCCTCCAAGAGGTTTCAGGGGACACGACGTACTCCAGAGATGTGAACATCATTGACCAGTGGGAGGAGCGTCTGGCTAAGTACGCAGAGATGCGGGACCGGCCTGATGGTCTGATCGGTATCTCCACTGGGTTCCCCGGACTAGATAGGCTCACATCAGGTATACGGCCACAGCAGTTGATCACCTTTGTTGGTGAGGCCAAGCGGGGAAAGTCCATGCTGCTTATGGTCATGGCCGAGAGGGCAAACTCTGAGGGGGTGCTACCTCTGCTGGTCTCCTTTGAGATGAGCGTTGAGGAGCAGGCTGCGAGGTACGACGCCTACGTGTCAAAGGTTTCCCACACCGGGTTGCTTCGTGGGATGTCTACCACCGCTGAGGTCTCAAGGCTGGACCGGGCTCTCAGGACCCGCAAGAATAGTAGTCCGTTCATACTGGTTGAGGACATAGCGTCAGCGACAACGGTCTCCAGCCTTGCTGCCAAAATCAAGCAGCACAACCCCGGCATAGTGTTTGTGGACGGGGTCTACATGATGGACGATGAGAACGGTGAGGCTAAGGGTAGCCCACAGGCTCTGACCAACATCACACGCTCCCTCAAGAGGGTGGCACAGCAGTTCAAGATACCCATTGTTGTAACAACACAGGTACTGTCATCTAAGTTGAGCAGCCGCACCTCTCGCAGGGTGACAGCCGACGCCATTGGGTATTCCTCCTCGTTTGTGCAGGACTCAGACACGGTCATGTCCGTGGAGAGAGACCCCGACTACGAGGACCGGTCCATCGTGAGAGTCCTACTCTCCCGTACTTCCCCACACGGGGAGGTCACAATCAAGTGGGACTGGGACAACATGGACTTCACAGAAGTGACCGACGCAGACGATGACAACGACGATTCGGAGCAGGCAGATGGATACAGCGACTGGTGATCAACTAGTCGCTGTCCTAGAGCGGCTTGGAGTTGCTATCACAACAGTTGGGGACACTGAGGTGGGTGGGCGCTGCCCGGTACACCACCTCGTCGTAGGTAAGGAAGACCGCAGCCCCTCTTGGTCCATGAATCTGCATTCAGGCTTATGGATCTGCTACTCATGCGGAGCCAAAGGTAATCTATCCCAACTGGTGCTACAACTCACGGACGACAGTGACGAGGCTATGCTCGTCAATGAATACATAATCAGTAGCGGGTTGGAGCGCTTAAAGGCTGGGACATCCAAACCAGTGGAGAACCTACCATCGGTGGACCTCTCATCCTTTCGTAAGTTCGTGTCAGTACCTGAGCAGTTACTGGAGTACCGTCGCATAGACCCTGAGGTTGCCCAGAGGTTTGGTATCAGGTGGGACCCACAACCTCGCCACTGGATCATCCCCATCATCTCCCCGTCAGGGGACCTATGGGGTTGGCAGGCCAAGGGCAAGAACTACTTTCGTAATGTTCCGACAGGTGTGCCCAAGTCACGCACTCTGTTTGGCATTGAGAGGTTCAAGGCACAGGTGGCAGTGCTGGTGGAGTCTCCCCTAGACGTAGTACGACTGGCGTCCCTACGTCCCGGCACACTGACCCACGGACTGGGTACGTTTGGTGCCCATGTGAGCACCTGCCAACTCAATCTGTTGTCACGCTGGGCTGATACAATAGTGATAGCGCTTGATAACGACGAAGCAGGTATCTGTGCTGCCGAGAGGGTTGCTCGGGATTGCCCGAGGCCACGGGGTGGTATCAACTTCCTGCGCTATGAACACACGAACGCAAAAGACATAGGCGACATGACGAACGATGAACTAGAAGAGGCCCTGACCGGTGCGTCAGCCCTCCCTTGGTGGTTGTGATGGCATTCACAGGCACCCTGTACCCCTTCCAAGAAGAAGCCTACGAGACCATGTGTGACCGTGGGCAGATGATGCTCTGCATGGTCATGGGAGCCGGTAAGACTCCGACCACCATAGCCACCTTAGAGACCATGTTTGAGCGGGACGACATCTCTAGGGCGTTGATAGTTGTACCGTCATCGTTAAAGTATCAGTGGTTGTCTGAGATTAACCGCTTCTCAACCTCCCGTGCCATCGTCATAGACGGAGCCCCCAAGGCCCGTGAGACCTTGTGGCGTGCAGCCATCTCGTGTAAGTACGTGATCGTGAACGTGGAGATGCTGCAACGAGACCTAAACTACCTTGACCGTATTCGTATTGACGCTATGGTCATAGACGAGGCGACGATGATCAAATCCCCGTCTGCGAAGCGCTCACGATTCCTCAAGAGGCTAGGCAAGACAGTGCCATACCGCTACGCCCTCACAGGTCAGCCCATTGAGAATCGACCCGAGGAACTGTTCTCCATCATGGAGTTCGTTGACCCTTCAATCCTTGGGGGATTCGCTCTGTTTGATCGGACCTTCATCGTCAGGGATTCATGGGGTAAAGCGGTGAAGTACCGGAACCTAAACACCCTCCACGACAGCCTGTCCGACATAATGATTCGCAAGACCCGTGAGGACATTCAGGACCAGTTGCCTGAGGTTATCAACACGTTGGTGCCGGTCCCCTTTGATGTCTCCGGGGCTAAGGCATACAAGAGCATTGCCAGTGATCTGCTTAAGAAGATACACGAAGCCATCGGTAGGTCAGGTAGAGGTTTCGATCTTTGGAGGCATTACAACTCTGCTGGAGGGGAGGCCCAAGGGGAAATCATGGCCCGCCTCACCGTCCTTAGGATGCTCTGCGACAACCCGGAGTTGGTTCGTACTTCGGCCAGACAGTATGACGAGTCCGCAGGTAAGGGGAGTGCTTACGCTAGCGCAATAGTCAATGCGGGTTGGGTTAAGGCTGCTACCCGGTCACCTAAGTTGGATGCTGTTGTTGAGTATGTGACCAACATTCTGGACGAAGACCCCAACAACAAGGTAGTGCTCTTCTCGTTCTTTAGGATGAACCTTGAACTCCTGCGAATGGCCTTCCACGGAAAGGTTGGGAGTGTCGTGTTCATGGGTGGGATGTCCTCTCAAGAGAAGGACGTTGCCAAGCAGAAGTTCGCCAACGACCCTGACACCCGCCTGTTCCTGTCGTCGGATGCGGGGGGCTACGGGGTGGACCTCCCGATGGCTAACCATCTGATAAGTTATGATCTACCGTGGTCGGCAGGGAAGTTGGATCAACGTGAGTCACGCATCATCAGGCTGTCCTCTGAGTTCCCCCACGTCACTGTGACCTCGTTTGTCATGCGTGGGAGCATTGAGGAGCGACAGTACGAGATGCTACAAGAGAAGCGCCTGATTAACAGGGCCTTCATTGACAAGGGCTATGACGCCCAAGGTCGGTACGAGATAACACTGGGCTCGTTATCCGACTTCTTATCCTCATCGGAGGTTTGATGGACGACAGTGAGTTGACCGAGTATGACGATGCCTCATTCAATCTGCGGCTCGTGCAGGAATACAAGGCTGCCAAGGAGATGGCTGATGTCTCCAAGAAGCGTGCCGATGGACTAAAGTCTAAACTGATCGAACTAGTGGACGAACGTGGGTACGAAGGGGAGAATGGGCACCGTTGGTTTGAGGTGGGGGACCACAAACTCAAACGTGAACGCCGAGTCAGTAAGTCGTTTGACGCAGCGGCATGTGAGGAGTGGGCCAAGTCCACTGGGCTGTGGGACGAGGTTAGTGAAGTGATTGAGAGGCTGAGTGAGGACAAGGTCCTCGCCCTAGCGTGGGACGACTCTAAGATCAGATCAGAGATTGAGGCTTTCTACGTAGAGCGAGAGACGTGGGCCTTCAAGGTATGAGCACCAAGTCCAATACATACTTCCAGCACTTGATGAAGCGTGATCACGCTGATCTTTTGGAAGATGGAGATTCTGAGGAAAGTGATTATCCGGGTAGTACCCCCCCACGGAATCGGGAAGATAGCCCTAAATCAAAGACGATTATGGACGAGGTGTTAGAGGCAGCCAAGTTCACCAGATACAAGGTTGGAGGAGAACTGAGGGAGTTCTATTCCATCGGGGAGTTAGCGAAGTTGCTGCACCGCAAGGCTGTGACTATTCGCAAGTGGGAAAGCAGCGGGTGGATTCCACACGCCAACTATCGTACCCCAGCCCCGAGGGGTGTAGGGGTTCAGGGCGGTGAACCTAAGGGTCGCCGTCTCTACAGTCGGGAGCAGGTAATCTTTCTGCTTACCGCCGTTGAGGCTTACCGCCTTAACGAACACAAGAAAGCCGATTGGACTGGCTTTAAGAAACACACCTCCACGCAGTGGCCGGTGTAACGACAGAAACGAGAGACGATTATGCCTATTGAATACACCGTGACAGAGAAGCCTGTCACACCACCTGAAACTGAGAATGTCCGAAAGGTGATCCGCTCCGGCTGGGCTGCCGTGGACAGTATGAAGCAGGACGACTCCAACTATGCCGTTCGCTTAAAGACTGGACCAGACGCTGTGCTGATCAAGTTCCTACAGGACGAGCCCTACGCAGCGTGGAAGCAGCACTGGGTCAGCAGGACCGGTCAGAAGTCCTTTGTGTGTAGGGACGGCATGGACGGCAATGGCTGTCCCCTGTGCGACGCCGGAAACCGCCCCCGCCCCTTGTTCGGCTTTAACGTGCTGGTGTTGGCTCGTGGCGAGGAGCCCGCATTGCGCTCCTATGAGGCAGGCACTCGTGTGATTGCCACCCTTCGCAACTTCAGTGAGGATGAGCGTCAGGGACCCTTGTCCAAGCACTACTGGGCGGTTAGCCGCAACGGTACTGGTCCACAGACCCAGTACAACCACCTGCTCATCAAGGAGCGGGACTTGAAGGAAGAGTGGAACGTAGAGCCCTTGTCCGCAGAGGCTCTGACACAGGCCACAGAAAAGGCGTATGACGCTGACATCATGCGTATCTCTACTCACGCTGAGATGGTCACCATCGTCAATGAAGACGTTGGACTCGTCTAACAAGTTTAGCGGGGGTCGGAGTAGTTCCCCTTCCTTGCTGCCCGGCCCCCGCTATTTACTAACCCTCTCAGAAGTCCACGAGGTAGTTGCTATCGTTACTCAGGCGGGAGCCTTTGCTTTCGATGTGGAGACTCTAGGGGTTCTTGAGCACCACCCGGATCTGGAGGAGTTCGTAGAGCAACAGGTACGTAGTCACGTACTGGGGCTTAAGACCACCTCTGAGTCCGTCATTGAGCGGACTAGGACAACCAAGGTGGATGCCACTACCAAGAGCATCGCTCTGGACCCTCATCGGAATGAGGTTATCTGGATGGGTATTGCTACGCATGGTCACTCTTGGGCCATACCTATGGGGCACCCTAAGGGGGAAATCATAGAGGAGGAGGAGCGGGGGGATGGTAAGACGGTACCTCCAGCGAACTACCGAAAGATACTAAAGGATGGCACTGGGTCTATGGCTAAGGCTAGGTACCTGAAGCCTGCCGTGTACTCCGACCCCCCGGAGCAGTTATCCCGTACAGAGGTCTTTGCAGCATTGAAACCTTTGTTCTTTGATCCGGCCATTCTCAAGGTGGGACACAACGTCAAGTTCGATGCTCGCACCATAGCGAAGTACTACGGAGAACTACCGGTGGGACCGTTCCATGACACCATGCTGCTACAGCACACTCTGGACGAAAACCTACCGTCCTTCCGGCTGACCTCTCTGATAGCCAACAACTTCCACGGACATGATCCCTATGCGAGACATGGGAAGGTGGGAGCAGTTATTGGACATACCCCGTTCTCAATAGCCTGTGATTACGTTCACCTTGACGCCCGTTGGACGTGGCTGTTATACCAGCGGCTGGTCCGCTCTGTAAAGGGCATCGACAAACTGATGGATGTGGTCACACAGGACTCAGAGGTACTAGAGGTGCTCATGGATATGGAGCACAATGGTATGTGCGTCAACCGCTCCGGTATGGCGACACTGGGTGAGGAACTGGATGGGAAGATGCAGGAGACTCACTTAGAGATCACTGCCCTGACCTACCCCGGATTCAACCCTGACTCCGTTAAAGACAAGCGCTTGTTTCTGTTTGATAAGAAGGCCGACGGTGGATTGGGACTAAAGCCTAACAAGGAGACCGAGAAGGGTCAGGCATCAGTAGACCATGAGTCCCTGAAGGCCCTAGAATCCAAGCACCCAGTAATACCGTTGTTCTTAGCGTGGTCGGAATACAAGAAACTGAAAAGCACCTACGTGGATGGTCTCTTGGAGAAGATCAACAAGGAGAGGCTGCACCCCAACTTTCACCTACACAGGACTGCCACAGGGCGGCTTTCTTCCTCCAACCCCAACCTTCAGAACATTCCCCGTGACTCCAGCATCCGTGGGCTGTTCAAGGCAGACCCTGACTGTACTCTCATCGTGGCTGACTACGATCAGATTGAACTCAGGGTCATGGCGATGTTCAGCCGGGACCCCAACATGATGGACATCTTCCTTAAAGGGATTGACATCCACTCAGGTGCTGCGGCATTGGTCTTCGATAAGGCTGTGGCAGAAGTTACTCCTGAGGAAAGACAACTGGGAAAGGCTGCTAACTTCCTCACCGCATACGGTGGTGGCTCTGCGAAACTAGCGGCTACGGCAGGCATTACCCAGACACGGGCTAAGTTCGTTATCAACCAGTACTACGAACAGTTCTCTGGATTGACCAAGTGGAAGCGTAAGGTTGTTGCCCAAGCCCAGCGAGATGGGTTTGTGACTACCATCTCCGGGCGACGCCGTCGATTGACTGACATAAACTCCCCAAAGGAGGAGTTACGGTCCAGAGCGGAGAGGCAGGCTGTCAACGCTGTGGTACAGGGAAGTGCCTCCGACATCTGCAAGAAGGCCATGATCAAGGCGTTCCCAGCGGTGACTGCTTTCGGGGGTAAGTTGCTTGTTCAGGTACACGACGAGTTGGTTGTCAACGTCCCCGATACTGGTGATGTAGACTTAAAGGCAGAGGCTCTGAGAGAAGCGATGGGCCACCTCAAGGTCATAAAGGACGTTCCGTTGATCGTTTCCTCCCACTCTGGTGTGACTTGGTATGAGGCTAAGGGCTAGTGAGCGACGTACACAGCCAAGTAACGGCTTCAGCGAAACGTAACTTTTACAACATGCTGTCGCCCCCTGACGGTCAGACCATAGCGGCTAACGCTGGTATTCTTCCTTCGTCTGAGGACGTGTTTGAGGAGGAGGAGAGAGACATCCTCCGCAGTTGGTCGTACTTGACTTCGGCGGGAATCGTTGAATCTTTGTCAGATGCTGCTGATTGGATGTCAGACATCATGGTGGCTGACGACATGCTGCCTGATGGTGTGGACGACGACGAGATGATCGGTGTTGGGTTCGACATGGATAATCCCGATAGTGACGACTTTATGGCTCTGAACCACATACCACTGGGGGAACTCCGCAAGATGCACCGCCACATCAAGGACTCAACCTACAACACAGTACTAGGATGTCTGGTAGCCTCTATTTCTAAGTTGTTGGATGAGGACCTGATCACGTTGGAGAACCTGTAACATGAGCGACTGGTGGTCTGATCGGCTGGCAGGTAAGGCAGTAGCCCCCACACCCCTTCCCCGTGAGGGCAGCACCCCTACTTTGCGTTTTACACCTCCGACGCCTCAGGGCGTCCCTCTGGCGACCCAACCCACTCCGCAAGCCCAGTACATGGCTCAGGCGGCAGCGGTCAATACTGAACAGAGGTCAGATCCCACCGGCCAGACGACTATTGGTGAAGCAATACGCAACTGGCAGGGTGGGGAAGCGGCTCGCAAGGAAGGGAATAACACCTGCCCGGAGTGCGGGAGTGGTAACGTGTTCTCTCGTATGGCTAAGGGGGCAGGTGCTGGTATCAACGGTAATGCCCCCGCTCCGCGCTGCTTTGAGTGTGGGTGGAATGGCATATATGATCAGGGGATGGAAGCAAACTGGATAGCGTAACAACAAGAAGGGTACGAAGTGGCGAGTACTACGAAGTACGAGACGTTAGAAGAGATTGCACGAGCGGTTAACAAGAAGTTAGGCGACGAAGTAGTTGTACAGGGGAGCCGGATACAGGCGGCTCTCCCCCGCATCACGTCTGGTGTACTAGCCTTTGACCTGATGTTGGGGGGCGGCTGGCCCGTCAACCAGTGGTCAGAGATCGTAGGAGACGAGTCGTCTGGAAAGACGGCCATTGCCTACAAGACCATTGCTGCAAACCAAGCGCTGGACCCTAACTGGACCGCTTTATGGGTGGCAGCAGAGGAGTACGTGCCAGAGTACGCCGAGGCAATCGGTGTGGACCTAGATCGCCTGTGGGTGGTTGAGACCAACCTCATGGAGCAGGCATACGACCTTGTGATCAGGGCGCAGGACAACCGAGCAGTGGACTGCGTGGTTCTGGACTCCCTACCGGCTCTGGTTCCCGGCGACGAGTACGAGCGGCAGATGGATGAGTTCACTGTCGGACTGGGTGCCCGCCTCACCGGTAAGTTCTTCCGTAAGTCTGCCAAAGCCCAGCGCCGCTCCCTCCTAGAGGAAGACCGTGGATGCACAGGGTTGATTGTCAATCAGTGGAGGGACAAGATTGGGGTGATGTGGGGGGACCCCAGAACCACTCCCGGTGGCAAAGCCAAGAACTTCCACTACTTCACCCGAGTAGAAGTGAAGAAGGACGAGTGGCTCAAGGAAGGTAAGGTCGCCGTAGGCCAGACCATCAAGGGCCGTACCATTAAGAACAAGACGTATCGACCGCAGCAGCAGGCCGTGGTGGACTTCTACTTCGCTGACTCTGGAGGATTCCACATGGGGGACTTCGACACAGTCAAGGACATGGTCAACATTGCCATCGCCTACGAGGTGATTACCAGAGCCGGTGCGTTCTACTCCTACAAGGGTGAGAAATGGCAGGGCAAGGAGAAAGTCCTAGAGGCTCTCAGAGCCGATCTGGGGGCTCAGGAGGCCCTCCGAGTAGAACTAATGGGGACTCTCAGTGAATGACATCAACAGGCGCTCTAAGAAGCAGGAGGAGCGCACTGCGGAGAGGTACAACGGCAGTAGAAACGTCATGTCTGGCGCTGGTTGGGTACGCAAGAACGATGTTCGTACTATTGACCTTCTAGTAGAGAACAAGTTTACGGATAAGAAGTCATATTCCATAGTGTCACAGGAGATGGTTAAACTGTCAAGGACGGCCATTTTGGAGGATCGTATTCCTGTGTTACAGGTTGATCTCGGCGGGCGGTCCTATGTTGTCCTATCGGAAAACGACTTCTTGGAGATGATATACGATGACTGATGATGCTTGGAAGATTGAGGCCATGAAGGCGTCAATGAAGAATAAGGCTAAGTTGGTGTCCCTTCTGCACCCCCATTTACTGGAGGATTACACCGCTAAGAACCTACTTCGGGACACCGAGCACTTCCACCCCAGCGAAATATGCAAGCGGGACTGGTGTGTGCGACAGTCTGGCTACCGGATGATGGGCTACGAAGAGACCAACCCGGAGAAGCCCAAGCCATTCAAGACCCTCAACATCTTTGAAGAGGGCAACCGCATCCATCGTAAGTGGCAGGGGTGGCTTCAGGACATCGGGCTTCTTCAAGGACAGTGGTACTGTCGGGAGTGCTACCATCTGTGGTACGGGAAGCCAATGTGCGAGGAGTGCCACTCCAAGCAGGTGGACTACCAAGAAGTACCAATCTACGATGACGACCACCACATCATCGGGCACGCTGACGGCCATGTGGAACTGAACGGAGAGGACTACCTGATTGAGATTAAGAGTGTAGGTATTGGTACTTTCCGGTACGAGAACCTCCCCTTGTTCAATCGCTACGCCACCAAGGCCATCACTGCTGACCAGATGTGGGGTGAGGTGACCCGCCCGTTCCTGTCCCATCTGAAGCAGGGCAGCCTCTACATGCACTGCACTGGCATTCATAAGATGATCTACCTTTACGAGTGGAAAGCCTCTCAGGACATCAAGGAGTTTATGGTGTCCTACCAGCCCGAGGTCGTCAGCGATATACTCGCCACCTGCAAGTCTGGACTTAGGTCCATAGGTGAGGGTAGAATCCCCCCACGACCGGAATGGATAGAGACGAAGGACCACCAAGCGTGTAAGTACTGCACGTACAAGAAGGTATGTTGGAGCAGTGATGATGTCAAAGGCCCAAGCGAAGTTCAATCTGAAGTTCGACAGTCCGAGGAAGCCGGGGGACGCTATGCCGACCCTGCCGGAGGAACTGGACGTGTTGTCCGACGGTGATTTGATGAGCCAGTACGCCGAGATGGTGTCGTGGGTCAACTACGCCAAGTCCGAGTTGGTTCACGCAGAGATCATCGAAGAGAACGCCTTGAGCGCTTTAAGGCATGGCGAGGCGCTGGCACTGCTGGAGCAGTGGGAGGCAGATAGCAAGGGGGACACCGTGACGATGGCTAAGGCCCGACGAGATGTCGACCCAACGGTGAGGGAGTACCACCAACGTCACCACGAGTCACGGGCCTACCGTAAGTTGGTGGACACGGTGTTTGATCGTGGAGAGCGTAACGCCACAGTGCTGTCTCGTGAACTGAGCCGTCGTATCAGTCTCACCCCCAACGAGCGCAAACTACAGTGGACAGGTGCATGAAGTTCCCCAAGGACTCCATGTACCAGTGCCCGTACTGTGAACGTCACTTCATTGGAGGCTTGGCGTTGGGTCGCTATGAGGGCCGGTGTAACAAGTGTGACTCTGAAATCAGTTCTGACGAGGATAGGGTGAAGTGATGGACACCAGACCAGTTATTTGTGATGCCATAATGCGAAACTCCCCTCAGGGCATTACCGACAGAAGCAGAGAAAAGGAAACACAGGTAGCGATGGAGAACATTGCCAATGCCGGTCCTCTTGACTACCTGAAACACCTACCGACTGAACTACCTACTGACGGGAACAAGATCACCCCCGGAATGCTTGACTCCAAAGCGGACCTCCAAGCCCTGATCGACGGAGCCGAGATGTTCAGGGTTGTGGAGACCATCGAACCGATTGACGTAAACAAGTGTCCGGGCTTCAGTTTGTCACATGGTTACCTTGCATGAGCAACCCGTCTAAGCAGAAGGGCACGTCCTTTGAGACGCTGGTAAAGGACTACCTGTGTGCCAAGGGGTTCCCCAAGGCCCACAGGACGGCCCTGTCTGGCGGGCATGACACTGGGGACATCAACGGTATTGTCAACTTACATACAGACGCAGAGGTCGCTGTCCAGTGCAAGAATCAGAAGAAGTTTAACCTCAGTGGCTGGCTGGACGCCACCGTGGAACAGGCCGAGAGGCTGGATAACGCAGTACCACTGCTTGTGGTGAAGCGCCCCGGAAAGGGAGCGCACTCCCTAGATGACACCTACGCTGTGATGCGGTTGTGTGACGTGGTCAGCCTGCTCAAGGAGGCCAACTACACCTAAACTTAGAACGGTAACAACCGTTCTATATTATTGGAGTAGTCAAATGGCCGATGAAGCGAGGTCTACAAGCAGCGTCAATACCGATTCGATAATCAAGGTTTCTGGTTCCAGTAACCCACAGAGTGTCGGTTCCATTCTCGCCCGAGCGATATCCGCTGGGCATATCCCCAAGATGCGTGCCATCGGCGCAAGTGCTGTGAATCAGGCGGTAAAGGCGTGCGCCATCGCCCGAGGATTCGTAGCCCCGAGAGGTCTGGATGTCTCCTACATCATCGGGTTTGATGACATTATAGGGGACAACGGGGACCAAATCTCCGCCATGTTCTTCAAGCCCGTGGTAAGATAGTAGTATGATAATACCGAATCCTAAGCAGGCCCTAGAAGAACTCAAGCCCCACGGATACCGTGGTCCTAATCGCCTGATGTCTGAGCGCTCTGGTCCGGGTGGAAAGATCAAGGCTGGCACTGGTCGCCCACGCCATATTACGATTGCTGGGCATGTGAACAGTCCCCCTACTGCTGGTGGCTTTGGTGGCACTGGCAGCCAAGTAGCAGGTACGTAATGCCAAGCGATGAGAGAGCGTAACTAATATGCCAATAGGACCTGATACCGACCGACAGGGCGTGTCCCGCTCCGACCGTCAACAGTTGGAGGATGACTTACACTCCGGTGAGGCCATAGAAATGACGCCGAACTGGGCCCGTATGCACAACTACTTCTCCAAAGCCGGAGGCCCCAAGCCCGGTGATAAGGGCCATGAGGATTGGGAAGCGGGAAAGGCCGATGTACACCGGTACATGCACTCCAACACATACACCAAGCAGGCTGCCGACCCCGATCACGAACAGCACTTCCCCGGCCATGAGCAGTGGAAGCAGGACAACCCTCTCTAATGCCAATAGGACCAGATACCGACCGACAGGGCAGTGGCCGAGCCCATCGTGACTTTGATCCGGTCGCATACGCTTGGGCAGCGGAGCAGTCCGCTGAAGGAGGCATCCCGGACCCTATCATTTACGATGATGGGTCAATACAGGAACACGACCCTGCCCACGGTTGGCTCCGGGACGACTTGGGGGACCTCATAGATCCTCAGAACGACACTTACGAGGAAGAGGGCACTCACGGCCTCCCACTGCTCGGTCTTGCCGCCGGGGCCGCTATGGGGGCTATAAGCAAACTTACCAGTGACGGAGGTAAGTAGTGTCTGAGGGCACCTCTGCTAACGCAGCAGTATTCGCTAACTGGAACAGCCCCAACGAACCACCGGGGGCTGCTACCACTGCGTCCCTAGGACCGGCCCCGAACTTCCGTAGTTCCAAGGACTACCTGCTCTCCGGCTACCGCACAGGCGTAGAGACCCAGTTCCCAGATGGCTATCTGGGGAACATGGAGGGCAACAGGCGGGCCGACAAGATACTGGGCCACATCGAACGCATGAACCTGCGGCAGTACAGCCGTGGTGTTCACAAGGGTGAACGTATTAACCCTACTGACTACATCTGGCCCAATGAGTTCAACAAGTTCACCAGTCTCCAGTTGGAGTCAAAGGGTTTGAGGTTCGCTCCGGTGGGGACGGAAGCGAAGAGACTCACGAATGATGGTAAAATAAGTGGAGCCGAAGCGTTGAGGAGGAATCAGCCGGGATCAGAACAGACACCGATTAACCCAGAGAGGCAGTCTCGCCTCCGTCACCTGATGCCACTTTACCGATAATGAAAACACACCGAGGACAGCAACCAGACGATAGTACTAAGGCAGACACTCCACGTCGGCCTAAGAACATTCGTGAGAAGGACCCAGTTCAGGCTGCCCGACTTCGACAGTACCTGTACATGCAGGGAGTGTACGGTGAACGAGGGACACAGGGTGGCTTGGGGGACATTGAGTTCGCAGCCCTATCAGGCCCTGACGCAGGCCCGACAGGCCGCTGGCAGAGGGAACGATAGCCATGAGTTCCAACCCCAACTTCTCTGAGGAGGACGCTCGTGGTCGTGCCGCAGAGGGGGCCTACCGTATCGGAGGCCGTGGTGACTCCGAGGGTTGGGCCGCACAACAACGGCCTAAGGCACACGGTCGCAAGAACTCCCTCTCCCACCACAAGGGGCAGGAACACGAGGTACACGGTGGCCGTACTGCTGCCAAGCAGCAAGGTCTAACCGACAGCAGCCGGGGCAGAGGACGTGCTACGCAGGAAGCCTCCCTACACGCTCAAGAGGTTCTTGGGCGTACTCGTGGGATGGAGGGCAGGCACCCCGATACTGTCGCTAGGGCTTTAGATCCCTATAAGGCCACGCCTCTGCCGCCAGATCACCCAGCCGTGCTTAAAGAGATCAAGTTCGACCGCATCGCTGCGCTGATGCAGCCCGGATCTAATGATGAGGTGGACCAGCATCTTGGGCTGGACGAGAACGACGACTGGATCGCCTAATGGCACGTAGGTCTCCAGAAATCATAGAGCAGGATCAGGGAGACATCCTCAATCGGGTAGCCATGATTGGTCAACACCGCGCCGCCAAGGGTCGTAGTCAGGCAGTCAGTGAGGTAGAACTCCGGCCACAACGTGCTCCTGCCCCTAGCCCTATCCCGCCCGGTTACGGTGAGAAGCACCCCCGACGGACAGACCTACAGGCCCTAGTCAAGCAGGGCAAGTTAGAAACCAACGTCCGTGCTGATCTGAGCACCCATGCGACCTCCAACGTCGGAGGCAACTACATAACCGCAACGCACACACGGGCGTACTACAACGTATCCCCAGCCCAGTTTGCGTGGATGCAGCACCCCGAGTATGTCCCCGGTATCCATGAGCCCGTGCGTGATCAGTGGGACGCAGGCGAGACCGACGAAGACATGCGAAAGGACCGCCAGCAGCGGGCCGAGGGCACCAGACTGGCTGGGGAACATAGTACCAGAGTCATCACAGCGGCTTTCGCACAGAGACGGCAGATACGGCGGGCTACATGAGTAACGAACAGATCACTCCCGGTGGGAGCCCCGTTGCCCAGTCCTTCCCGATGCAGCAGTATCGGCAGAACAAGAAGCCTTGGCAGACCCGTCAGGAGTTCTTGGTTGACATCGCTCTGGAGTCGGCAATCTCTGACCCCGAGACCATCAGGAATACACGTCCCGTCGTTCCTCAGGTGCTATTCCCCGAGGTACGAGGCTTCACAAAGATGGAGCATGGTATAATGAGTGTACTAAATACGTCACGAGAGGTACCTGCTTACCGCTCGTGGGTGTCGGGAGCCCCAGTAATGCTTCATAATGGTTCTCTAGTTGACGACACGTTCAGCGGTTCCGACCGGTACACCATGCAACCGATGTGGATGTAGAGCGATGGCAGCAAGGTACGTAAACACAGATAACATCGCCGCTCAGGGCCAGTCTTTCTATACTGGTCTACTTCCCGGCTCCTACGAGAAGGGTGGTGGCAGTGGCGGCAGCAACGTCATGGGCAAGGGCTCCGGTGGAAGCGCCGGAGTAACTGCTGACCGCACGGCCAGCGATGCTGCAAAGCAGTCCATCGAAGGGTACCCAAAGGGTGGGAGTATCTTTGATAAGCCGGCTGAGGAGAAGGACCCGGTCACGGTTAATGTCTTCCCCTCACCAGCCGGACGAGACGGACAAGCCGGACGAGACGGACGAGACGCTGAACCATCGGGATGGGTCGGTGGTGAACAGGGAAGGCCCCCACCCACGCCAGTGAACGCCACCCGTGGTGTCACGATTGACGCAGATTCTAAGGAGATCACCACTGGCAGTCCTCCTAAGGCCCTCAACCCCGGCAGTGCTACTCCAAAGGCGGTTACCGGCAGTGCCGCTCCTAAGGCCCTTGGCCCCGGAGCACAGGGTCTGGGTTCCATGATTCCCGGTGCCCCTTACGGGGGAGTAGGTCAGGGCACCAGACCACAGCAGGGCTTGGGTACTGGGCAGAAGCCACAGCATGGTCCAGTACAGTCAATAGCCTCATCACGTTCGCATACCCGCCAGTCTGGGGTACAGCAGTCCGCTACACAGCAGTCTATTCCGTTCCCCAATATGCCTAATAGTACAAATCGCTCCCTCAACTTCTGATAGGATATAGACATGGCAGTTAACGAATCTCGCTCAATGAATCAGGACATG